TATGGCAAGAAGCATGTTGCAGAATGCAGCTACACGAATCGAAACCATCTATAGCATCGGTGGCGGCTCTTTCAGTGCAGCAAATCAACCTACGACGTGGTATTAAGGAATTATAAATGAGCAACACTTTTAAACCTTCGATTCCTCAGCCCTCCGACCCTCAAGACGTTAGCCAGGGCGATCTATTAGCTAACAATCAAAGCTTGCAATATGTCTATGGTATTGATCATTGGCCTCTATTTCCCAGCAGTGCTAACGATGGATTTCATGAGCAAGTAACGCTGCCCACGTTCCCAAATAGCATTGGCGCTCTTCCAGCTCAACCTTCAGCTATCACTCCCTCGCTTAGGCTCTTTAGTCAAATAGTAGCGTCAGTTCCTACTTTATTTGGTATTAGCTCGGCTAGTGCAACACCTTTCCCAATTGGAGCTATCTCTGTTAATGCTAATCCAGGCGCCTTACAGCTCGGGAATATCATTATCAACTTTGGTTCTATTACGGTTAATGCAGGTGGTGGTACAGGAACGGGTACTGTTACTTATGCGCAAGCTTTTGGATCGGTACCCTATTCAATAGTTGTTACTCCCATGAGTGGTGGTGGTGTTGCCGCTGATAACTTTTGGGTGTCTAGCTCAACGGCTGCAGGCTGCGTAATTAACCAGCAGGGCGTTAATAACATCGCACCGCGAATCTTTAGTTACGTGGCCATTGGGTCAGTTTAGGAGTACAAATGCCTCTCAAAAAAGGTAAGTCAAAGCAAACTTTGCAATCTAACATCCGTAAAGAAGTAAAAGCTGGCGAGCCAGTTAAGCGCGCTGTGGCAATTGCCTATTCAGAACAAAGACGATCAGGACTGCGTAAAGCTGGCGTACGTAGAGCGCGAGGATAATGACACCTTACACCCCCTTTGTTGTAACCAATTTCTCCGATGGAATTAGAACCGATACCGAATCGTTTCTGATCCCCGATGACGCGACACCTCAAATGTTGAACATGACGCATTTTAGAGGGCGTATCGTTGAAAAGGGAGGCAACTCGCTTCTTTGCAACCCGTCTAATATAGGCGAGTATTTCAGAGGCAGATTAGGAGTTCGCAACCCAACGGGTACTACAACAAACGTTGCGGGTCAGGCAGTCATACCAGCAGGTACACTTATCCAAGCAGGCCCTTTAGATCCAGGCACTGTTAGGATTACCGTTGGATCTTTAACGGTCATTGATAACGCTATTGACGGCACTTTTGAAGTGTATACTGGCGGCCCAGCTACTGTTACAGGCCAGATCAACTATTCTACGGGTATAATTTCCACGGCAGTAACAGGCTTTGGAGCATATGGCGTTAGTACAAATAGCTGGTCAGCTCTTGTTATCCTTACTCCAAGCTCAATATCTCCTGTTATGGGTGCGGATAATATTGACGTAACAGGAAGCACATCAGAAAACATGATGGCCTTTGATACGGTTAAGCCTTACATATTCAACGTTAGCGTCGATCAGTTTCAGATAGCCGATAAGTACGACTCAACATCAGCTGATAGGCCAGTAGTTACATTTAGCGGTTCCGATAGCGACTTCTTTTGGTGCTTAAACTATGCCGATACATTTTGGGTAACAAATAACACGCCAGGCTTTCAAGCCCTTTACCCAATCAATGTGGTGGTTGGAGCTACGACCACGATCACCTTTCCTGCTTCAACTACCTTTGCGGTTAACGATTGGGTTTTCCTATGGGATCTAGGCAATATAACGATCACTCAAGCTAGTGACATTATCCAAGCTTATGGCCAAGTAACGGCTGTCTCTACCACTACTTTTGCTAATGACACCATCACAGTTAACATTGCTACGAGTTATACCGATGGTGCATCGACTTTCTCAGGTGGTGGAACGGTTCAAGCGATCAATAGGCAGCTGAATACTAGCGGAGATGGAATCAAATACTATTCCGTTTCAGGATGGCATAACTTTGCTCCACCTCTAACGGGCGTTTACAATACTCCTAACGGTGGTGGTGGTCAGGCAACCTATCTTTTTGGAGCGCGTTTTATCGTGTCCTACAAGGGATATCTGCTCTTTTTCAATACCGTTGAGGGTAAAACACTAGCTTCCGCTCAGCACTATCAGAACAGAATGAGACGCAGCGCAGCAGGTACGCCTTATTACAGCCAGCCGCTTCCTTCTACTCAAGGCACTAACGCTAATTCGTTCAGTCAGTTTCCAGGATTTGGCGGTTTTTATACCTCACCTGTTAATCAAGACATGGTAAGCGCGCGTTTTTGCCGTGATGAGCTGATTGTATCGCACGAAACGCACGACTTAAGACTAGACTTTACAGGAAACATCGCTCTTTTGTTCACATGGGCGAGGGTTAACGATGAGTTTGGCGCAGAGTCTACGTTCAGCATGATCAACGCCGACACTAAAGCAGTTAAGATCTCTCAGGATGGATTCACCGAATCTCAGGGTATCGACACTGTTAAGATGGATATGAAGGTTCCAGACCTAGTCTATCGCTTGTCTAATACGGACGATGGCAAGAAGCGCGTTCATGGATACCGTAACTTTGTCTCTCAGCTATTTAAATGGACTGCGGTTATCCCTCAAGGCTACCCTTCCTATCTCAAATTTCCTAATGTGGAAGTGGTCTACAACTACGCATTAAAGAGCTGGTCACTGAATAAGACGTATAACACTGTTTACAACAGTTTTAAGCTTTTCTACGACAGTACATGGGCTAACGCTAAGCGCACATGGGCAGCGTCGCCTATGCCATGGAATACGCTTCAGTCTCGTAACGGTGAACAGATTTCTGTAGTAGGCAATTCCCAAGGCTTCTTTCACAAGACGGAAGAAACCCAGATCACATCACAGGCTTACAATGATCGCGGTTACAGAATAACCGATATTACGAGTTTCTTTCTTACCGTTCCCAACCATAGCTTTAAGAACGGCGATTACGTCTATATGACACTTATGAAGGCTCCTAACGCAGCTTTCAATAATGCAGTTTATCAAGTTCAGTTTGCTACAGTTAACGGCTTCAATTTGGTCAATCAGGCTGGAAACGTCATTCAGTTTACCAACTCATCGGCCACCTCTCCACCATCTGGCTTTCTAGCTGTAGTGGACAATATAGAGTATTGGACTAAGAAGTTTTATGTCGGCGGTAACGCAGGACTTCAAACTCGTCTAGGTTATGTGGATGTGTTCTTTGAGTCGCAAGACGTAGCAAGTGAGATGTCCGTAGACGTCTATTTAGACGATAATAATGAGCCTAGCTTTACAAAAGTCTTCTCCTTAGAGAAACCGGTTAGTGGCAATTCAGGCAAGATCATCCGACGCGTTTACATTAACGCTATGGCTCAAGCGGTTCAGCTAAGGTTGTACTACTCTAACGCTCAAATGTTCGACTACAACACGGGCTACAAGCAGTTTATCCTACACGGCTACACGATCTACATTAAGCAAAGCGGCCGAATCGTCAACTACTCGGCGGTATAGATGAGCAGTTTCGTAAAACTCAATATCACGCTACCAGACGAGGAAGACTTTCGCATCTATCTGCAAAGTATTCTGAATGCCCATGCTGCGGCGATCAATCAGAGGGATATAGCTATCTATGACACAGCAGAGAACCCCACTGGTCAGTTATGGCCCAACCCCTCCGTTTCGCCTGATGCCACAAATACTACCTATCGTGTGTTTGTGCCTGTTACTTTGTCGGCTTATCCAGCACCTAATGTCTTTCCTCACGGGTTAGATATCAAAGGCTATGTATTTACATTGATTACAGGGACTATTTGCAATAGGGTAAATAGGGCGTTGGCTATTCCATACCCAGGCACGGATCAAGTTTTACTAGATGTAAACGCTACAGACGTAATCATACAGTGTAGTACAAATGCTTTTGACGGCTTTGTGGGCGAAGTAGTTTTGGAATATCTCAAATTAGTGTGAGGCTATATGGCAGATTTAGGCGGATTTTTATTTGGCAATAGTGCGAAGACTGAGAAGTTAGACACCAAATCGCCCGAAGTAAACAAGTACCTACTCAATGTACTTAACAATTTAGATCCTGAATTAGTGGCCAACTTACAAGCTGATCCGACTTTTGCAGCTGGTAGCGACTGGCTTCAACAGGTGTTAGGTGGAGATACCGACGCAATAGAGGCGCCAATCAAGAACGACTTCTATAAGAACATCCTACCTAGCATTTATGCGCAGTATGGCGGAGCTAACGGCCTTCAATCATCAGACTTTATGAACGCTCAAGCAGGCGCAGCAGGTGACTACTCAAACAAACTAGCAGCCACACGCTGGGGTGCTCAGAACCAAGCCGCTCAAACAGCTGGTAAGTATGGTAAGTTTGCAGGCGATCAAGCCCTTGGAGCTTCAGCCCAGGGTACGCAAAGCACGTTTGGTTATCAGCATACGCCAGCTAACAATGGGTTTGTAACTTCTGTAGCTTCAGCCGCAGCAGGTGGAGCAGGTCGAGGCTTTGGTAACTATGCAGCTAATAAGGTGTTTGGCTAATGAGTTTCTTTACTACAGTACCCGCTAAAACAAATCCTATCGGCGATTCATTCTTAGGTGGATTTAATGAAGGCATCGAATCAGTCTCTAGAGAGCGTGATCTAGCCTCCGCTACTAAGCGCCAGCACTATTTGCAAGAAGAGCTCTACAAAGAAGACTATCAGAAAGCAAAGCCTTCGCTAGATGCCATCATCAATAACGAAGCATGGTCACCCTCTCAGAAGCAAATAGAGATCGAGCGTTCGGCTGAAATCCCTCTTTCGGTGAAAGACAGGGCTACTAAGGCTTATAATAATCAGGTCGCTGAGCAGCAAAAGGCAGTTACTCAAAAAACTGTTCAAGCTTTTAATAAAGAATCGACTGAATTTGTAGCGAATGCTCTTGGAATTATCACAGATCTAAAAGGCGACACTATTCCGACGCCAGGACTTACCAACCTACGCGATCTTGACGAAGAAGGATTGATAAAATTTAGCACACTTTCCGATCTATACCGAAACAATTTGCTTCAGGGTGATTCTCAGGCGACAGCATGGGCAAGAGCTAAACAGGATTTTGACAAGAATAAATCTGCACTTATGGCCGAAGCCCAAGAAGAAGCAAAGCTTTCTAACGATCTCAAGATGCAAGAGATCAGAGACTATGAAGCAGCGGATAAAGCGGATAAAGTTAAGCTGATCATGGACAACCCTAACTTTAGCGATCGCCAAAAGATCATAGCTCTCAAGGGCGAGGGTATTGAAGCTAAAGAAGCATTGAACATCATTAAGAAAAATGATCAAGCGCAACAGTCTTTAGCGAAGATAGAAAACGAAACAAAAGCTCTTTCCTTACGCAAAGCCTCTCAGAATGCTTATAAACATCTGATCGATTATCGCGGCAATGTCCCACGCAAAGCTTTAGAGTACGCTTCAAGAAACGCGGATGATCTTCTATCACCAAAGTCATTAGCTAAGCTCAAAGATCTAGGTGTAAACGATGAAGTTCTTCGCCGCATGAAAGGCGAGAAGCGTAAAGCGACTCAAGAAGAATTGGGTGAGGCTTATCAAAATGCCGATGAAAAATCCATTGTGAAATGGTTAAAAGATAACGAACTGGAAGAATAATGGCCCTCACACCCGAAGAACTCATTCTAATCCAACGCGGACGCAATAGAGGGGCTGGCACTAGCTTTGCTCGCGGTTTACGCGGTTCATCAGCTGGTATCCTTACAGGTCAAGGCTTGTCTAAGGAAGAACGCCAAACAGGCGCCGCTCAACATGGTGAGAGCTTTACGAATGATACGATTGAGGGTTTCGGTCAGTTACTAGGCGATCTTCCTGCTATGGCCGCTGGTGGTACTGCGGGTACTGCGGCAGGTGGAGCATTAGGATCAGTAGCTGGGCCAGGTGGAGCAGCGGTAGGCGCAGCCCTTGGCGGTGGTGCTGGTGCTTTTGCAGCTCCAGAAGTTATCAAAGCCATGTATGAAGAATACCAAAATGCTCGTAATGACCTTGGAGATATATCCTTTATGGATTACCTCAAGGCTGTAGCATCTAGAACAGGCAAAGCAGCTGGTAAAGGTGCTATCTTTGGTGGAGTTGCTAAGGCACTCATTCCATTTTTGCATGGCACTGCGGCTCAAGCAGTGCTAAATAAGCTTCCTAAAGGCGCTGCTATTGCAGGGTCTCATGCTGTAGAAGCTATCACAGAAGCTGGCATTCTAGGCGCTCTAGACACTGCTTTCGATGATGCGGTTCCACTAGAAGCTTTTCGCGATAACCTAGTCATGGTACTAGGCGCAAAGATCAGTATGGGGCTAGCTGCTACTCTTAAGAAGTCTATGCAGAAGCACCCAGGCGCTAAAGAGAAGATCGCCAAGCAGCTATTGCTTGAGTACAAACCATCTCTACGCGAGAGAACAGAGAAAGCCCAAGCAGAAGCCAAGCCAGAAGAATCGGGCAAGTCTATGGTTCTTCCTCAAGAGCATGAATTAACGGGGGAGTCTCAACCCTTATTAGAACATAAAGAGGGGGGTAAAGCTGGTTATACCGAAACGCCTATCACTCCTGAGCAAGAAGCTAAGGCCGCCGCCATCTCACGCAATCAAGCAGAAGGCATAGCTGAGAAGCCTGTAACCAAAGAGCAGCGCGCGCTAAGAGAAGCCAATACAAAAGAAGCTAAAGAAGTTCGCGAAGCTAAAGAGCACAAGGCTTTCGAGAAAGAGCAAGCCATCAAAGACGAAGCTAAGAAACGTAAAGAATCAGAAGCTAACGTCAAAGAGAAACCTCCTGAGAAAAAGAAGCTTAACGAGCGAGAAGCTGCTGAAGTAGAAGCCAACCCAGCGATCAAGCTCCTCAAGGACAAGATCAGCGAAGCCGAAGACAATATTGAATCGCATCGTAAAGCTCTTAAGAAAGATCCCACTAGCGACATAGAGCACGCACGCCTTGAAAAAGAGAAGGCAAAGCTAGCCGATCTCAAAGAGCGCCTCAACTCCATATCCAACAAGCTTTCTCAGCAGTACCGCAAGAAAGAGTCAACTCAGTACAACAACGAAGCGATTGTTGAAAAGATAGCTCGCGCCTTCAAGATTCCTATCCGTTCAGGAAAGATTAGCCATCAGAATATCCATGGTATTTATAAGCCCCATGAACGCGTTATCAGGCTACAAAGTCCAGGTGATTATGTTACGGCGTCTCACGAGATTGGTCATGACCTAGAGCGCAACCTATTCCCTAACGGCGACTATTCATCTATCGAGAAGTTCCGAGGCGAGCTAGAACCTATCGCTACCCAACCTTTGCCAGGTCAAGACACAATTAGTGAAGGCTTTGCTGAGTTTGTAGCGGCATATACTACCGATCCGAGAGAAGCACGCAGAGTAGCTCCTAAGTTCTTTGATCATTTTGAAGAGACTTTGAAAGCAAAAAACCCTCATGCACTAGAGATCCTACGTCGAGTGCAAGAGGACGCCCAATCAGTTGCTAACCAGAGTCCGCTTGATTATGTTGAGTCTAGGAATGGCTATAGCGATTCCAATTCCAAATGGGCTCAATTAAAGCGATATTCTGGAAAACTTTACGAGTCATTCAAAGATGATCCTCGTAAGTTTCTTCAGTCTAAATGGTCAGGTTTTTACGCTAACTGGGTAGATAGAGCCGCTCCTATCTATGGTTTTAGCCCAGAAGCTTATCGAGAGCTTCGCAACCATGCAGGCGTTGACGCTAAGGTGATGTCGTTTATCCATGGGCAAGGCGTTACAGACTTCAAGGAGACTAAAAAAACTTCCGAATCACTTCAAAAGATCCTCGAACCGATCGGCAAAGACTTTAAGAAGTTCGATGCCTATCTAGTAGCTATGCGAACTCTTGATCTTGCAAAAAGAGATATCATTACAGGTGTTACTCCTGAGCAAGCTAAAGCAGCCGTCATTCAAGGCGATAGCACATATCCTCAATTTAAGAAGGTAGCCGAGCAACTTCAACACTATCAAGACGCCGTTCTTCAGTATTACCGTGATAGTGGAATGCTTTCTCAAGAATCCTATGCTGCTATTAAGGATAAGAACCCGTTCTATGTTCCCTTGAATAGAGTCTTTGAAAACACCGTCGATATGTTTTCTCCAGGTTCAGTCCGTCAGCTAACCCATAAGATTCTAGGTAGCGAACGTAAGATCATGAGTCCGCTCGAAAATATCTCTAAGAACACTGCTATGATGACGCGCATGGCTAGTCGCAACGATGTGCTTAAGACGTTTATTGCTGATACGGCACATAAGCCAGGAATCGGTTCCATATTAGAGTTTAATGGTATCCAAGAAGCTAAAAGAGAGAACCTGATTAGTCTAGCAGCTGAACGCAGTGGATTAGATCCGGCTCTCTTTGAAACCGTTTCTCCTGAAATTCTTCAAGCCATGGCCGATCATTCTCGATGGACTAAAGATGGTAACGATATCAAAGTCTTTATCGATGGCAAGGCGCATCTCTATAACGTTGATCCATTGATCTATCAAGGTTTAGGAATGCTAGGACGATCAGAAGTGCCTATGGCCGTTCAGATGATGTCTATTCCTACTCAATCCTTGCGCTCGCTTACTACTCACTCACCAGATTTTGTTGTTAAGACATTCCTAAAAGACGTCGTTGAAGCCACAATTAAGACTCAGCACGGCATTACCATGGGGGATATCACCCGTGGAGTAGCTAGCGCTCTTAAGCAAGACGATCTTTATTGGAAATGGATGAATGCCAAGGGTGGTTACGTCTCCCCTGCAAGCTTAAGCCGCAAATCCATGCTTGAAAAATCGTTGAGACTGGAAAAGTCCGGTATCTACGAAAACTATAAAGAATACGCTCAAGCTTTAGAAAGTGGGGCAAGGATCGCCGAGTTTAAGGCTGGTGTCGCAAAGTATGGAGACACTAAAGAAGGCCGAGCTAAGGCCGCTTATGAGTCTAGGGAGATCACACTAGACTTTGCTAAGCAAGGCGTGAAGATGCAAAACATCAACCGATTGGTAGCCTTTTCAGCAGCACACATCAACGGTGTCGATAGTTTCGTAAGATCGTTCAAGCCGCGTTATCTTGAAAACGGCCACGTGGATATGAAGCCTTACTACCGTATGGCTCTTTGGGTAGGCATGCCTTCCGCTGTATTAGCTGCCATGAATAGTGGTGAGCAATGGTACGAGCAGCAGCCGGCTTACATCCGCGATTTATTCTGGCTAACAAAGGTAGGCGATAAGGTCATCCGTATTCCCAAGCCTCATGGTTATGGACAGTTGTTAGGTAACTCCATCGAGAAATTCGTTTCCTATACGAACGGTCATAATCCAAACGCTATCAAAGAGTGGAAAGATCAACTCGTTGATCAATTTAACGTCACCATAACACCTAACGCTTTAGCGCCTTTCATAGAGTCTCACTTCAATAAGACTCTATTTACTGGAAGAACGATCGTTCCTGAGTATCGTAAGGAAATGAAGAAGTACCTTCAGTATTCGCCTTACACCACTGAGCTCAGCAAGAAGACAGCAAGAGTGATTGCAGACATTTTTGGTGATTCTTTTAGCCCTGCCCTTGCTGAGAACTATATTCGCGCTTGGACGGGTACTGCAGGATATAACGTCCTTCAGACGATCGATAAGGCTTTCATCAAGTCAGGAGCAGTTAAAGCCCCTGCTATTCCAGCATGGAAGGACGCAACAGAATGGCCTCTATTTAGATCATTCTTTGCTAAATACCCTATGCTCAACTCTCGCGACCTTGAACAATTCTGGACTAAGCATCGCCAACAGATAGCCCTTGAATCAAGCATTCGCTCACTCATGAAAGAAGGCGACATAGAGCAAGCTAAGAAGCTCATGAACGAAGGAACTGGCAAGAATCTTAAGCCCGCACACCTAGCCATGAGACGAATGCTGCAATCAGTGAATGCTATTCAAAACTCAGATCAATATGAAGCCGACGAGAAGCGCTATCTGATCGATCAAATCTACTTACAAATGATGGCTATCGCACAAAAAAATATCTAAAAATGATCCGTTGGAGCATTTAAAAGGTAGTTCATAGAGCGATATCCAAGATTTGATTTACGTAGGTTCAGCATGACTTCATATTCAATCCAAGCAGTAAGGCCACCCTTGCTAACACTAGCTGCAGCGTCTATCACGACCTCGTACTTGTTAGTAGGAACCCTGATCAAGCCTGCGCGGAAAATTAAGTTCAAAAACAACACTAACGGCGACCTCTTACTTACCTACACGCTAGGTGAAGATATGATCTCGCTATCAGCTGGTGAGAAAGACGGAGACGACCTAACAGGTAACGCTCCTTCAAACGCCGATATTTTTGACGAAGTACAAGGCCGTTCCTACTACGTTAAATGGAAGGGATCAGCTCCAGGATCACCAACAGGTGACATTACCATCGAATACATTAGCGCTTCATACGGAGCATAGAGAAAAAACATGTCTAATAACGGAAACTTTGCTCCTTTAGTAGCTTCAAGAGATGGCAGCTTTGTCACCTTTTTAACCCCCTGTATCGCGGTTCCCTACAATCCGACCTCGAACGATTCTAACGTCCAGCTTTTTCAATCATGGCAAAACACTGTAACAAAGAGTTTCTTTGTTTATTCAGGTGCTGGCGCATGGGTACAAGTAACCAGCGGAACGGGCGGAGATATCACTTCCCTCACAGGTGACACAGGCGGAGCGCTTTCTCCCGTCGCAGGCAACATTAATATCGTTGGCGGCTCAGGCGTAGTTGTAGCTGGATCAGGCAACACGCTCACTATTGACGTGTTTGGCACTAACGAAGGTACTGTAACTACTGTAGGCGCTACTACTGGAAACGTTATCACTTATGATCTAGGCGCTGCAGGTGTCTACTCGCTTGATATCTTTATCGAAGGCTATGACGCAGCAACCCCTGCTGGTGTGGCTTATGCGATCACTGGTGGTGTTAGGACTACAGGTTCTGCTGGAGTGCTTATCGGTGCTCCTATGATCGACGCATTTGAAGAAGCTGCTCTATCAGCCGCAGATGTGGCTCTAGCCATTAGCGGAAACAGCCTTCAGATTGCAGTTACTGGTGTAGCTGGCAAAACCATCGTGTGGAAAGCACGTCTTGAATTTATTCGCTCATAGTACAGGTAACTTATGTCAGTCCACGGTTTCTCTAATTCCACGCTCTATGCAACTAACGTCGATTTTCGCGGCGTAACTCCAGTCGTCGATCAGATGACAGCAGATGGCCAACTTCTTATTGGTTCAAGCGTTGCTCCATTTATTCGATCTGGTTTGCTTACAAGTGTAGGGTCTACGGTTGATATTACCGTGGGTCATGGCACGATCAACCTAGAGACTATCGGCGGCGTTACAACAATCGTTGGCGATTCTGGCCAAAGCGTTACAGGTGCAGTTACCCTTTATGCTGATCAAGCGGCTCTAAATTGCGGCTCAAGCGTAACCTTCACGACAGACGGTGCTCAGACAGCTACTTTCAATGTAACTGACTCAAGCAATAACACCCTTCTGGGCATCAATACAGGCAATCTTTCTCTTACTGGGTCTACGAACACTGGGCTGGGAGCGGGGGTTTTAACCGCACTCACGAACGGGATATCCAATTGCAGTTTCGGTCAAGGATCTTCAACCTCCATAACATCAGGGACTTATAATAGTTGTTTTGGAACCCTAGGTTTGAGCAGTCTTTCAGGTTCCTCATACTGTTCAGCTTTTGGAGCACAAGCCCTAGCCAATTTGTCCTCGGGAAACTATACGACTGGCCTTGGATACAATGCTGGGATCTATCTAAACGGTGCGGAATCAAGCTCAATTTGTATCAACAGCTACGGTGATACAGGGGTTAGTAATCGCCTTAAAATTGGGCAGGCTACAGGGACTGGCACTGGAGAATTATCGACATCCTTTATTTCTGGCATCAATGGCAATACAGCCTTAACTACCCCTCTCATGGTGGTTATCAATAGTTCTGATCAGCTTGGAACAATGCCACTTCCAACTAGTGGAGTTACATCACTAGTGGGTGATTCTGGAACGACTGTAGATGGTGCAGTAACCCTTACCACAGGCAACTCTACACGAAACTGCGGTAGTACAGTTAAATTTGTCTCAGGGACTACGACAGTTACTCTAGATGTGATGGACTCAAGTAATAACTTGTTTTTGGGTACCAACGCTGGAAATGCTGCCGATACAGGCCAAGACAATACTGCGGTAGGCTGGGGGGCGATGAGCTCAAATTCATCCTCAGCATATTGCGTAGCCATTGGATATGGTGCTCTGGGTACATCCTCAGCGTCCTTGAACCACGTAGCGGTAGGCCTAGGGGCACTTGGTGCTGCACAAGGTTCTTCAGACTGCACAGCTCTAGGATTTGGCGCCTTAAATCAATCTGCGCACGGCATCCAAAACACTGCGGTAGGCAGCAATTGTTTGAATGTTCTTAACAATTCTTTCAATGCTAATGGCAACGTGGGTATGGGGTATCAATGTTTTTCTTCAATGACAGGTGGCTCTCGCAACGTAGGGGCAGGTACTACCACAGGTAGTGCTTATACAAGTACTGAGAGTGACAACATCCTCATCAATAGTGCTGGGGTGGTCTCAGAGTCTAACACCCTAAGAATTGGCCATGCCACAGGCACAGGCAACTATCAATTAAACAAAGCCTATATCCAAGGTATTGCAGGAGCTACCCTCTCAGCAGGTTCTCCTACTCCTTACCTAACCCTTACAGATACATCAGATGGTCAAATTGTTTGTCCTACGCCAGTTCAAGCTAGTGCAGCGTCTACTACCTATGGTTCCCTATCTGTAGGTACAGCCCTCCAGAACACTGCCAACTACCCTATCCTTGTGCATGTGCAGATGGTTATCTCTGCTGCGATTACAGGTGTGGTTAGTGTGGGTGTAGGTTCTACTAACAGCCCAACAGCTAGAGCTATCACTCCAACTCTTTCAGGTGCTTCAAGTCAATACTTTAGCTTTGTAGTCCCTGCTAAGTTTTATGCACAGATAACAACTTCTGGAACAGTAACAGTCACTTCTACAACTACATTTGCATCACAAATAGGCTAACCTATGTCAGTCCACGGTTTTTCCAACTCTACGCTTTATGCTACCAACGTGGATTTCCGCGGTGTTACACCCGTTGTCGATCAAATGACGGCCGATGGCCAGCTTCTAATCGGGTCGGCAACGGCCCCTTTTATTAGGTCTGGGTTCCTTACAAGCGTTAACAATACTATTTTGTTTAATCTTGGTAACGGGACGATCGACCTAGCTGCTAGTGGTGGCACTATCATCAATGGTGACACAGGGGTTCCAGTCTATGGCCCTAACATCTATGTCTATGCGGATCATGGCGACAACTACTGTGGTAGCACAGTCCTCTTTGAGGGTATATCAGGCAATACAGATCTTCAGCTTCAGCTTTCTGATACCAATGGAAACACCTGCCTAGGCCAACAAAGTGGCAATGCTAGTAATCTCCTTACAGGGATACAAAACACCCTTGTGGGCACACAATGTGGATACTCACTGGTGGGTGGTTCTGGCACAGTAGCAGTTGGAAATCAAGCTCTACGCTCAAGTGTCAATGATAGTTATTCAACAGCAATTGGCACCTCAGCTTTATATAGTCTTAATGGCTCTATAGGCTTAACAGCTTGTGGTTACACTGCGCTAAGTGGAACTGTAAGCGATACAGGCTGCTCAGCTTTTGGGTATCAATCACTCGCTCAGCTCAATGGTGGGGGTAGCGCTAATAACTGCTCAGCATTTGGTTACAACAGCTTATTTGCTTCTTTTACAGACAGCGACAATAGTTGTTTTGGTTTTAACACGCTCACAAATACCCAAGGGGGCAGTTTCAATTGTGCTTTTGGTTCACAGAGTATGCAAGGCACCTCGCCAAGCCATGCCACACGAAATTCTGCATATGGATACCAAAGCCTTTTTACATCAGGTACTAACTGTAATTCAAACGTAGCTGTAGGGGCACAAAGCCTTTATAGCACAGCTGGCGATAGCTATTGTGTAGCAATTGGTGACGGAGCTTTACAGAATCTTAATGGTGTTAGTGGTATAACTGCTGTAGGATGTCAAGCTCTCTTTAGTAGTGTTCAGGACGCCCAGAATACTGCTCTAGGCTTTCAAGCTATGTACTCAACTAACTCTGGGGGTATGGGAGGCAATGCTAACGTAGCGACAGGCTATCAGGTGATGTATTCCAATATCTCTGGGTCACAGTGCTTAGCTTCAGGTTTTCAGGCTCTGTTTAGTGCGACTACACCTAACTCTACAGTGGCAGAAGGCTACCAAGCCATGTATCAAAGCTTGACCTCTGTAGGCTGCACAGCAACAGGATTTCAAGCTCTCTATAGCTCACAAAATGACCAATACCATTGTGCTTATGGTGACAGCGCTCTCTACTCAATAAATGGCTCTAACAACTGCTCAGCTTTTGGTACTGATTGCTTTGGCTCGCTAGTTACAGGGCAGAACTCATCAGGGCTGGGAGCATTTGTTTTTTCAAATATAACTACAGGGGAGGGCAACCTAGGGCTTGGCTATAGTGCTGGCTCAAGCTGCACTTCCAGCGACTCTTTCAACGTCTGCATAGCCTCCAATGGTCTTTCAGGGGACAATGGGGTTATCAGAATTGGTGACATTACAGGTTCTCCAGCTCAGAACCAGTTTCAAGCTGCATATTTCTGTGGTATTAATCAATTCACTCAAGACCCTCTATTAGCAGGGCCTCAAGTTGTTACGATCAGCACATCCAACCAACTTGGAGTGACTAGCCTTCTATCTGGCGCTATCCAGACAATCGTTGGCGATTCTGGAAGTATAACAGGTAACACAGTTCAAATTTTCGCTAATCAAGCCATTCTAAATGCAGGTAGCACAGTTTCTTTTAGCAATAGTGGCACAACTAGCACGCTAAATTTAAGCGATAACAACCAAAACACCATCATAGGAAATGGCTCTGGAGTGGTTGCCCCTTTATTTGGGAGTGGTAACACTATTCTTGGAAGTGGAAGTTTTAATAATGCTGCCTCAGCTCATCAAAACGTAGGAGTTGGTGCACAGGTACTTGTAAATTGTGTTTCGGATGGTGGACTAGTCGCCATTGGTTATCAGTCAATGTATGCAGCTAATGGTGTAGGTCAATCAACAGCTACAGGTTTTTTAAGTCTGCAACAATCTGTTTCTGATAGTGGCAATTCAGCTTTTGGGTACCAATCTTTAACCTTTCTTAATGGAGCTGGAAGCGCAATTAATAACAGTGCTTTTGGTGTTAATAGTCTTCCCAACCTAGTAACAGGTTCTTTTTGCGTAGGTATAGGAGCCAACAGTGGTGAAGGGTACACATCTAGCGAATCTAGCAATATTTGTATCAACAGCTATGGTGTGGTTGGTGAGTCCAATGTTGGAAGGATAGGGGCAGGAACAGGAACTGCCAACCAACAATTAGCAGAGTTCTTCCTAAGTGGGGTGAATGGCAACACTCTAGGTGGCACTCCTCTAATGGTGGTCATAGATAGCTCTACAGACCAACTAGGTGTTCAGGCTATTCCTACGACTAGCGTTCAAGCGTTGACCCCTGTAACTCATGGAGCTTCTCCTTACACTGTCCTCACAACAGATCAATTTCTATCGTGTGCGACTAGCGGTGGTGTGATTACTCTCCTCCTCCCTAACGCTCCAGTGACTGGTCAAGTTTGGACTGTCAAAGATGCCTCTGGTGCAGCAGCTACTAGCAACATCACTGTAACCACAGTGGGTGGAGCGGTGACTATCGATGGGGTAACTTCCTATGTGCTCAACGTCAACTATCAATCAATCAGCGTTATCTTTGATGGCGCCTCATACTCGGTATTTTAGGTGTTCTAATGGCATATGATGGCCCTCTTCCTCTAGTAGAAAAAGCTGGTGGAACTAATCAAGCTACCTACACAACAGGCGACACACTCTACGCTAGTGCAGCTAACACTTTGTCTAAGCTTGCCATAGGTACTGCTGGGCAAGTGATGACTGTTGCAGGAGGTGTGCCTTCTTGGGCTGCTTCTGGTGGTGGTGGAGGGGTTGTGGGATTTGCTTCGACTGTTTCGACGACTGCGACTAGCACGGCAACTCTTGTTGATACATTTACAACGCCAACAACCACCAATAGTGTGTTTGTGATTAGTATTACTTACACACCAACCTCATCTACTAGTAATTTAGTTTTTGATTTTTGTTGTCCTTATAATGGCCCTATGGGAGTTTTCTTGTTTCAAGGAACAACTCTCCTTAATTCATATCCAATGGCTCCAGCAAATGGTACTGCGATATTTAATTTTGTTAAAACCTCTGGAACCACTTCATCAACAACCTATTCTGTTTACTATGCTTCTAACATTGCATTAAGCAACGCTTCTTTATTGGGTTCATATAATGGAACTGAATCAATGACCTTCTCTGTGACAGAGATCGCCTAGCCCCTAAATCACCCTTTTGCTACTATCCCCTTAACCCCACAGGTACCCATGCCAGAAGCCCTTAAGCAAGCACTCCTCAAAGTCCTACACTCAGCATTGCGCTCAGAAGGTCTTACTATCCTACAAGATGCCCAAATTGTGATTGGTCACCTACTAACTCCTGCTCAAGCAGCTCCATTAGCTCCAGCAGTTGCAGCAGCACAAGCAGCAACTCCAGTGGTTGCTCCAGTGGTTGCTCCAGTAACTCCAGTGGTTGCTTCAGTAACTCCAGTGGTTGCAGAAGCAGCTCCAGTGGTTGCTCCAGCAGCATTTTCAGAAGCTGTAATGGACTAAAAAAGCACTTTGCATAGTAGCAGAGTAATACTAGGGGGAGCAATCCCCCCTAACCTAGAGGCCACATGAGCATTACCCTAATCATTGTTGTAGCAGCATCCCTAATCGTTGGCTATGTCAGCTCAAGGTTCCTGCCTCCCAATAGTCCCATCGAGCAGCTAGCTGAAGAAGAGATCAAGGCAGAGACAGGTGTGAGTGTAGACTTTAGCGCAGACAAGACTCAGAAGTAACAGCTATTTCCTCAACAAGTCCTTAGCGATCCCAACGATGATGCCTATTGCCGCCGCAGTTGCTATGGTGAACAGGATTGTTTGCGCGACGATCATTTGTACAAAAACTCAGAGGTGAGCAAATCGTAGTTAGGGAGCCCAAGAGCTCTCCATTCCGCAAACTTTTCGGGCTTGCTGAGTATGTTATCTATTACGAGAGTGTCTTCGACTCTAGTGCAAATATGTATCGCTTCAAGAGGGGCAGCATTGATAAAGAAAGGATTGTTGCTACAAGCGACTACCTCAAAGTCAAACAATGAGAAGTAATCCTTAGCTCTAAGTTCCTGAGCTTCTTGATCATCAACACAAAGCTCATTTAGAAAACAAATTGAATATTCATCACCTAACCATTTTAAGTGATCGACATATTCACGCTTGCGACTAGAGTCTTTACCTATGTAAAGAGCTTTTTGCATCTTAGGGGGTTCAATTACTTTCATTCCACAACCTCAGCGGCCTTCAGCAGCTCTTCCTCATTGTAGAGACCCTTCTTAACGTCATCACAAACGCTATTGTGACCAGCTAATGCTTCTTTAAGCGATCTATACTTGAGTTTCCATTTTGAGAGATCGTGGGTATGTCCCTGCACGAATACGCGTGTGCCGAAGACCTTTGCCTCGCCGCCCATATCGTAGCCAACCCAGATCGTTACAACCTCAAAGTCTTGGCGCTTGCTAGACGACACGCAGGTTTTAGCTACGTTCGCATACTCAGGGAGGCCAAGCAGGAGCTCCCATTGCTTTTGATTAAGCTTCTTAAGCTCTTTGTCTAGGTACATGCGGCGTCTTTTTGGGCTTTGAGCTTCACAAACAGACCTTTCATGCTCACGAGATTGTTGTCGAAGTCTTCTTCGCTCAGGTTGCTATTGACCATGGTGCTGATAGATACGCCTAGCATAGCGCGGATAGCTGCTTCAATATTCATATGACCTTCGTTGATAAACTTGCAGAACGCTAGCTCGGCCTCTTGCACGTCCTTCTCAGTAGGACGAACTATCTCGATAGGGTAGCTCGTCTCTAGGACAACAGGCTCGTTGATATCGATGACTTTTTCGATCGGTTCTTTTTTAGACTTTTTCATAGGGATCTCGTATGGGGGTAAGGGGTTCCTCATCGCCGTCCAGCATTTTCTCTAATCGATTGATTCTTTTCGATTGCAAGTAGACCACATATAGCAAAAACAGCAAAGTGGCCATCAGAGCGCCAATGGTTGTATGGCAAATAGCGCTGTCAGTCATCTTTAGGCGCCCATTTTTCTATAAACGTATTCATGTTTTGATCAAAGATTATATTAGATTGCTTGTACATAGGACTTTCATTTCCATAGACTCGATAATCAGACACAACGCGAGCCATGTCGTCCAATACCATCTTTAACTCACTTTTAAACTCTTCTCTAGGTGTCATAATTGCGGCCCATATTGCGTGGAAAAAGTATCGAGATAAACTCTAAATCGTCCGCCATACTCAATTAGCGTCTCTTCTAACGTAGGATCAACGTCTGCAACAAGGCATCTCTTTATATATTTCTCATGAGCCTCAAGCAGTTTAGCCATTTCTCCAAGATACTCCATGTGGAGATAGCGCTTTCGATCGCGTTCAATTGTGTATTCGTTTGGTTCTTCTTTCATTCTTTGAGGCTCCAGCAGCAATAGATTAGGGTTGCGACGGTGACGACCGCGGCGATTAGGAGGGTGAGCATGGGGCTACTCCTTAGGAATTTCATCTATTAGATTGTTATAAATAGTTTTTGCTACAATTTTTAAAAACTTTTTATCCCCTCTCACGCATAAGATTCGAAACGACCCAACAAGAAGTCGGTGGTAAGCGTTAAAACAAGGTATAGTGTCTTGATCTTTTGTTAATGTTCTTACGTCATTGACGATTTGATTCTCTAAAATATCATAGCCATCCATCTAGCTCACTCTCACATTCGTAGTAACGATAGGATCCTTCCTGTATTGGTCAACCTCATGCGAGCTAATACACTTATCCACACAAAGTTGCTTGTAGTCTACAGGCCCACTTCTGATCGTTTGATAGTATTTTAATCCGCATCCTACAAGCCTAACTCTTCCGTTAGCGATCTTTTCCATTCCAGCTTTAGCCGCTTCTATCTGGTTTTCAGCTTGGCGTTTCTGTTCTAGAGCTTCTTTGTATATCTGAGCTGCAAAAGCCCAGTCCTCAGACTCTTCAACTGCCCAGTCAGCATCGCTAATATCAGGTTCGCGAAACTCGTCAATCATTTCATGGAACTTTGCGCAGGCTTGAAGGACACGTTTAAGTTCTTCGGGTGGAAAAGGCTCAATGCGATGAATGATTCCGTCTATTCCGTCGAAAGCAACAAGCAAACCGTATTTAGCTCCCGTTACAAAAATCTGCCATTTGATTTGAATTGCATAATGCTCAGGTATCTCACCGCTTAAAATCTTGGCATGATTAGCAGCTCCAAGAACTTTGATTTCTACGACGGCTTCAACTAAATAAATCCAAGGCCCTTCAACGGGGGTATCAAAAACCCGCATCCCAATGCAACCGTCTAAGCTGGCAGCGTAAAGGGGATTTAAATAGTGTTCTACGCAGATAGGCTTATCAATCTCACAGCCTAGCTTTTGTTCAGCCCATAGGCGCGCGGGTGTCTCGAGAGCCTTGCCCCTATCCAAAGCAGGCTGAAACATCTCACGCTTCTCCCCAAGCACCATCTCTCGCCATAGCTGATTAGCGGTGCAGTAAGGAGACTTACCCATGATAACGGCTGGCATAGTAGCTGTAGTGCGACCGTGTTTCTTGCGCCATGCTAGCCACTCATCGGAGCCTTGCTGACAATCAAATAGCCTAAACATTTTCGCCGTCCTGAGCTGCTCGGAAAGCTTCTGCTTTATCTGCGAGCTCTTTCTCAAAGCGTCGTTTGACTACTTGGTATTGATTACGCTTTAACTGATTCCATCCAGTTACTTTGTAATGATTCTGAAAGTTTTTGGAGACTTCAGGAAATTTAACGCTGATAGCATATAGATCATCAAGTTCTTGCTGGGATATTTCATCAATTGGAGAAACGTCTATTGCCCCTTTCGAATCTTTGTCAAACTCACCGTCGACATAAAGTTTGCCCATCTCGTTAGGAAAGCCCTTTCGTAAACAAGCCATTTCTGTACATTTAGAGATCATGACGTGACCCTTAGTGGCCCAGAGACCTGATACTTTGCTCTCACCCGTTTTCTTATCTGTAAACGTTTGAACGTACTCATCAAAAAAGCATGTATGCTCTATCTCGTGCCAAGTTCCGTCGCTCGTAAGTTTTTTTACATACGCGGTACAAGTTAGGATTAATCCATCAGGTTTGTAAGTAAACGTTGCGCTTCGACCAGGCGCATACTTACCAGTTCGATCAGCAATGAGCCTTGCGCCGTCGATCGACACTTGAGGCGTGTAAGCGTTCCGTCCAAGCTTTGAATCCCATCTTGGGATCATCCAAATCTGCTTAGCTATAGGATCTAATCCCGTATGTCTAGCAATGTTCAAAAAGACGGCTATTTCATCAGGGCTTGCTTCTTTACAGAGAATTTCTCTAATAAGCTTCTCTTGCTCAGGACTCATTCCGCCAAGTACGGGCGCAGGTGAATTAGTGTGGACGGTAAGGCTCATATAGGCTCCCAAAGCAATAGTTATCATTGCTGTATTTTACGTATTGGTTTACAGTATATCTTAAGTAACAAATACAAACAAGTGATACGTATGATCAATGAAGATTACAATTCGTTTCAGCTGAAAATCACAGTGAGCGTCCTCAACAAATTCCGCAAATGCCGTGAAATTTTACAGCAGGAAGCAAAGCAAGGCATGAAAGTCATGAATGCTTACGTTTTTGAGCAAGCGCTAGACGCTTTTTTATCTGGAAAGAAGACGAAATAAAAAAGGCCGCTTTAATCCAGCGACCTAAAAACACAACCTGAGAAAACACAATTGAGGTGCCCGAACAGTGAAGCTCGGAGGTTTTGAGTAAGTATAGACATACGTAGAATTATACTGCAAGTGCCTAAAGTGTCAGGACTAGTGTAAAACGATTAATCAGGAGATGTGGTAATGGACTTAAGGCAGCAATTGGCAGACGCCTACGCAGATTTAGCGGCGACTCTTCAGCGAGTGAAAGCTTTAGAGGAAAGAGAGCAGCAACTTATTGAGATGAACGATCAACTGAAAGTTAGAATACACAGCTTCTTGAACGTCATGCTTAGTAAAAACGATTAAGATTTACAGAACTCACATATGTTACATATGTCACAAGGACCCCTACAAGGGCTCTTTTTTGCTTTCTACACTATTCAAGAAACAGGCGACTGGATTAAGGTAAAAAGAAGCCCTTCTCAGGAACTAAGTGAGAAGGGCTAGGTGGCTCGAAAGCTAAGACAAAATGAACTTAACAGGTTCCGCCATATTTTTAAAGAAAATAGGCCAAAATCTTAGCTCGAGCCACTGATTATTTTCAATACTCAGCAATAAGACTCCGCTATGAGCAGCACTCAGCCAACATATCAATTCACCTCAATTTCGATCCCAGCACCTATCTACTGCGACAAATCATTGTCACCTGTAGAAATCCTATTGTGGTCAGAAATATGCGCTCTTTCTCAAAGCACGCCTTGCATAGTTCGCAATTCTCATTTTATGGAGCGATTCAATGTTTGCGATAGAACCATAAGACGATATCTAGAAAATTTGATCAAAAAAGGCCATTTGATCAGGGAATTTGTTAACGAAAGGCGACACCTTTTTGCTATCCAACCACAAAGTTACGCCGTCCAGAAATCACGCTTTAAAGAAAAGTTTAGGGCGGACATTTCTGTCCGGGGGGTAGGACATTCGTGTCCGCCCTATCCTTATATACAGGAAGAAGAAATTAACTCTGTTAATTGTACAGATGGGAAAAAGGTTTCTGCCTGTCCCTCTCCAAAAGAGGGAAAAAAACCACGAGTGAGAGATCAAGCCGAAGTAGAAAAAAGCCAAGAGCTATTGCATGGCCTCGGAGCGGATAAAAACTTCTGCCGCGAGATGGCCGAGCGCTTTTCTTTCGATCGCATAGAGCGAAATGTCGAGTATGTGAAGTCTAGAAGAGGCAAAAAGAAGGTTAAAAACCCTTTCGCTTACCTCAGAGTAGCTATTCAAGACAACTTAGCGGCTAATAACACAAGTCGCGTATAATCCCGCCGCCCTAACCAAAAACAACTCAAGGCTATATGAAAGACATTTTTACATCTGAGCAGATCCTCATAGGCTCTTGCATCAGAGACACCCTAAGCATGTACTCGATCATGGATCGTATAGCAGTACAGGATTTTGAAAATGAGGACTTTCGCCTCATATTTCTTTGCATCAAGGTTCTTCTAGAGCAAAAAAAAGAGATCACACTTGCTCGCGTAGCCTCTCTCTATACCGAGAGATCAGCTAGAAACGGACAAGACTGCTTAAAAATAGTAACCGATTGCTTTGACTCGGCTTACGCGTTCGATTATGAGCATCACGCAGAATTGATCCAGAACCACGCAAAGCTATGTAGGCTCCAAGAAATCGGATTTAAGCTAGCTAATATCAAACTCGATAGCGATAACGCAGAGAAGGTCATTTCTGAGCTTAAAGAGAAGTTGGCTCTGATCTCATTCGAAACGAAGCAAACCGTTTGTGATACGCCGACTTCAATGAATAACTCTCAGGAAGGTAAAACGTTCGAGGATATTTTTAAGCAAAGGCTTGAAGCCGCTCAACGAGGCGAAGTAACACTTCCAGGCATTCCTTACAAAATACCGCGCATTGACGAAATGACCGGTGGCGTTCGACCAGGCTCGCTCGTCCTAATCGGCGGTCGCACCTCTTCAGGTAAAACCCAATTCGTTCTCAATCTAGTCAAAAACTGGCTAGATATGAAAGTTTCGGTCGGAATGTTCTCCATGGAAATGCCACTATTTCAAATTGACGCTCGCTTAGTCGCTATCAAATCGGGACTGGAGGTCGATCGGATTGAACGCCCTGAAAAAACTATGGAATCTCGCGAGGTAATGGCGATTTATCAATCGGCTCAGTGGTACAGAGATTCTAAGCTTTGCTATGACGAGACAGCAGCTTTAACACCCTCTCAGCTCAGGGCTCGCATGTACTACATGCAAAAAGTGCACGGGATTAAGATTTGCGTAGTGGACTTTTTGACGCTCATGCGTAGTGATAAAAAGACTAGCAACCCTCACGAGAAGTTCACGGATATCATTCACGAGCTTCAATCTATCGCCAAGGAAACTGGCGTTGCAATCGTGGTTCTAGCTCAGCTTAACCGTGAGAATGCTAAAGACGGCAACCGCTGCCCCTCACTTCACCAGATACGAGAAAGCGGAGCAATCGAGGAATCAGTGGATATTGCAATGCTAATTCACCGCCCAGACGCACAAGATCACCTGAATAACCCCGGCGAAGTGCTAGTTAACTTAGATAAAAATCGTCACACAGGTAAAAGATCAATCGTAAGAATGTGCTTCGAGGCAGCTACGGGTCGTTATTACGAATCTAAAAACCAAAAGCAGTCAGCTCAAGTTAGGGCGATAGATGAAATACCCGACGACGTATTTCCAAATCGAAAGAGTTACTAAAACAAAAGGGCGCTATCTCTAGCGCCCATACACCCATCCCAAAAACAACTAAAGGACTATATGTGCCCCGATCCTACCATCACAGAAATAAAAGAAGCTATTGCTTTAGCTGAGAAACTTGCTCCAGATAGCAAGAATCGATTCGTTAATTACGCTTTAGTAGCTCGAAAGTTTGAGCTAGATAGCAAGGATTTGTTGAAGAAACAGGTCAAGGCTATTATGGGAATTGACTACCTTGAAGAAAACCCAAAGGGTGAATTATGACTCAAGTAATCCCCCTCAAAATCTCTGAGTCTTACCAGATCGAGTATGACCAAACGTTAGCGGAAAATTTTTTAGAAGAAGTGAAGCTGCAGACTGCTAGAGAAAACGAACTAGAAGCCCTGAAATCCCTAAGATTATACGAAGCCAAGCTAGTCTACCTATCCAAAAAGATCGCACAAGAAAAAGCACGTGAGGCACACCTTGAAAACTGAAAATATCGTTTCTCTTCCTGAAAAATGGCGAGAACCTATGCAAACTCTCGTTAGCAAACTAACGAAAAAAGAGAAAAAGCTACTGCTTCGATTTATCGCTCGAATTAGCGAATCATCCTATCGTCGAGGCGCTCACCAAACCCTGCATTTATTTGAATTCGACGAACTTCCCGCGATACTCATTAAAGACGTTGGCGAACACTTTCGCTATGGTACCTCCCTAGATAATTCCAAAGGCTTAACGGATAATATCAAAATGACCTCAGTGGATCGGCTCATTCAGCAATATGATCTCGGTAGAACAGGATTAGAAGAGGTTTATGAAAATAACTAACGTCCAAATCAAAAACATCAAGTCGCTCGTCTGTGAGTTCGATATAGCTTTCGGCTCAGGTATGAAAATCACCTGTTGCATGTTCAACGGCGAGCGCGGCTACTACATAGTCATGCCTAGCTCAGAGTATCAAGGCAAAGATGGAAAGACTAAGCGCAAGCCTTTAGTCACATGGGCAGACTCAGATCAGACAAAACGCTTCAATGAATGGGCGTTAGCTGAACTTAGAAAGGCTAGCCCAGCTGCATTTGGTGAAATTTCGCACAGAAACGACCCTTCAGACGATTATAATGAAGACAACCTGCCATTTTAAGGACGAAGCTATGATAGACCCTTTAAGCCCTGCTATGAGACTTTTGGTAAATACAGCATTCCCTATATGTGGCGAGACTCCAAACACTGCACAGGCTCAAAAGTATGTAAAATGCTTAGCTGATCCAGTTAACATCGAAGCCATCAAAGAGTATGAAAACACTTATCCAAGATCTTATATGGTGATTAACGAATCAGTAGCAGCTCCCGAAGTTATAGCTAAATATTGTGAACTCTATAACCAGTGGCAAGCACAAGTAGAGCGCGAGATCATGTTCGAACTGCTATCCAAGAACGGCCCAATGGAAGTCTCGCCAGACGGAGAGATAACGAAGATCAAAGAATGAATAAATCTTATGAATGCACATTGTGTTATAGCGATGGCTCATCAACTACCCATCAAGTTGAAATTGAAGATGATTTCAATGATGGTCTTGTGGCTGAGTATGGCGTCACGACACCTTTTAGAAATGCAGAAACTGAGCGAAAGTCCTGTAATTTAAATTTTATTGTAACAACCAATCAAGCAAATATCGACAAATAATGAGTATAAGTGAACCCGTCATATTCCGAGTCTGGAAAAGCAAGGAAGAAATGCTAAAGCTCTATCCAGAGTCTGACCCTCTTAGGCCTGTTATGAGTCCAGAAGAGTACGAAGCTAGGAGCATTGTTCCAGAGTATTCACCGTTTATAGTCGAAGAGAGATAACGAAGATCAAAGAATGAGTAACCCTACCCTTAATCCCCTTATCCAATACCTAAGAAACCAATTCATTATCGGGCCGTTTCCACGGGCTCAACTCAACCCAACGCGGACACACATGAACAAAGACCAACTCTCAGCACTTGAGGCAGATCTAGAATCTTTTATTGAAGACGACGAAGACGAGTAGCGTTTAATTTACGTAAGTCTTACTGTAGAGACACCCAAAAGATGGGAAATAAAAACAAAATAAAAATAAAAGATGATTTTTCTGCTATTTTTGGCCTTTAAGTTGGACTTCTTGGCCGCTATATTTGTTAGACTCTTGCTATGTGGAAGGCAAGAGTCTTTTTTTTGAGGGATTATGCACACTGTTCACATAGTCATAGAAGGCGCCCCTCAAGTCTGGTCAAGACCTAGAGCCTGTATTCGCGGCGGCAAGGTCGCTATGTTCGATCCTAAGACGGCTGAGCGTAAGAAGCTCGGAATCTCGCTTAAGCAGCACTTCCCTAAGCCTCTAGAGGGCCCAATCAAGCTAGAGCTATGCTTCTACTTTGCTATCAAAGATAAAAAGAAATGGGGCGAGTACAAGACTAGCAGAAGTGACCTCGATAATTTGGTGAAGAGCGCCGGGGATACGCTTAATTCAATAGCCTACGTAGACGATGCACAAATCGTATCTCTAACCGCTTCAAAAAAGTACTCCGAAAAAGGCTCGACTCATATTTTTGTTAGCCAAATGTAAATGATAGTTTATACAAGAGATAGAGAACCTAGCCGAGAGGTGTCCTATGTCCGCAGTTACTCCAACATTTGCTCCAACAATAAAAGCAAGAGACGTTCAAATTGAATGCTGCCTCAGTTGTTGCCCAGGTCGAACATGGTACGGTCGCAAGATCACTCCACCCACACCTCGAACAGGAGAGCCTCGCTTATCGCTAAGAGAAGCCATGGCTATTGTTCCTCCAGTGCCTCCTCGCAAATCGATTGTAGCTACACGCATGGAGTCATCAATTGATGTGCTAGCGGCTCCTCCTGCTCTGCATCCTGTAAGGCAGGCATCACATAGCCCTGAATACAAGGGTGATATTCGAATTATTATCCATAAACACGGTGAAGGCACACCTTCTGTGTCTGTATATCCCAAGTAGACACAGGTGACAATTAGCACGGTATAATGGCCGTATAATGGCCGTATTGCGTAAATATGGCCGTATTGCTTAAATAGCCTCGACCCTTTCGTCCAAGATTAGGATCCCAAAAAAATAAATATGCGTCAGAACGTCTTTAAAAATAGGGGAATGAGAGTTCAATTCTCTCAGGGGTCATCATTTAGAGTCTCATGCAAGGGCTCCCGCACATGCTCTTTGAACTCAGCTATTCGTTGCTCAAAAGCAGCCGCTAACTCGTCGTCATGCAACAAACCGCTAGCTATTTCTCGCGAGCGCTCAAGTTTCTTCAGATATTCGCTATTCATGATCCCTCGTGGAGCGTAAAACAACATATGCGCCCCACGTGGAACAAAATCAAGAACTTTGTGCCATACCAAAACTTAAGCGTTGAATGACTTTAGCCTGCCGCAGTAAGAGCAACGGCAAACGTATCTAGTTACAAAAGGTTGAATCATCCCAATGCGCCTATGACTATCGATCACTTTGTATCGATGAGGACAGAAGAACAGACGCAGGATGCGGTAGAGCCATTTCATTCTTTATCTAAAACGAATTCAGCAACTCGTAAAAAGTAAGCTAACTGCGTAGCATCAACCTCAGCTGTTATGCTGATTTTCTCATCGTTCAAAGATAAAATTGTTAAAACAAAGTTGCCGTTCTCGTTTCTACCTATTCCAAGAACTGGTTTGTTGTGCTCTTTGCTGAGACGCACGTCGATATGTGTAGGTAATATTTGTTCTAAAGTCATTTATTTATCTTCCTCCTTCGGAAAATGCACGTAAGTGTTTTCACTGCCCCCCTTTGAGTGTATCAATGACTCGTAGCCAAAACACACATTAGTACCTTTCGATATAGTCATAGACGGTTGCCCTTCTATGAAGCCCTCGTATCGACCTTTTGAAAAACCTAGTTTATAACCCATGCTGAAAAAGGAAATACCGCCTTTTGAAAAACCTAGTTTATAACCCATGCTGAAAAAGGAAATACCGCTTACCAACACGTAAATAAATAGAATAAACATTTCACTGCTAGACATGCTTTCGGCCCCAAATGTCGTCGTAATATTCTTCAGCGTTTGAGCGAACCCAATCCTTAGCTTTCTCCTTAGTCACTTTTTCTAGCGCGCGATTGTGACCCTCTTGAGAGTAGAGAAAATAAAAGTCTGTATTTGTCTTAAAAAGCACCACAAAATTGCTATGTGTTCCTTGGTAAGCTAATAAGTTAATATTTTTTGTATTATAACCAGTAGGCAGGGTAAAGTAGTGCATGTTACTTCCCACCATTCGCAGATCATCTTTCCTCATCTCTTTAGCAGAATAAAAACTCTCTTTACTGCTAGAAGTGCCATTGCTCGGCTCAGGAGGCCCCGCGTAAACGGAGCCCATCGATAAAATAAGCGCAAGTATCAGGTAAACCATTATTCGCCTGCTTCAGGTGGTAAATGTGGCGCTGCTTTAACGATCTCAATAGCCTCGTAAATCAACGGTTGAAGATTCGCCTTCATTTGATCATACGTAATCTCCTCAGCTTTGCAGATGAAAAAGGAAATAAGACAAACCTGAACTACAAGAGGTATGGTTTGACCAGGCCCCCATTTCTCAATCCCTTCGCTGATAAGATCGCCAAACCTTTCGCGGTATTCTTCAATCTGCTCTTTAGTCATTTCATTCATGGGTGGCCTCTTTCTCCTCAGTTAGGTCTTGTCATAAACTTCTAATAGCTCTTGAAAAGCGAGTGCTACTTGTTCATGTGTTACGCCATTAGACGCAAATGCCTTAAGTAGGAGATAGACCAGAGACGAAATAGCCGCTGACTTACAAGTGCCTGAACTGACAAAATAATCATCGATATGATCAATGCATCTATTAGCTTCAGCCTTGATTTCTTCAGGTGTTTTATCACTCATTCTTTAATTTCCTCTTTGATTTTGTTTAGGTAAGCAAGCGCTTTAGATTCTAAAACGCTCTTTATGGGGTTAATATCAAATTTAGGGCTGATCAGTACAGCATTGAACTTGACTTGATGAAACACGCTGCTAATATAAGGCTCAGACCAGACATATTCGTCCTCCTCTTCAGGGCTCCATATACGATCAATAGCCATATAGAGCCCCTCTTGATCTCCAAACGAATAGAGGGCAAATTCCTCATCGATAGGAGTTAGGCGAGTGCATACAAGGACAGGTGCTTTGTATTCAAAAAACTTTTTAATTACAGTAGATGGAATTTTCCCATCTGCCAATTGAAAAAAGTAGCGATCACCCTCTACAAAGCTAAAGAGCTGAAGCGGGAAATAGTATAGGTTCATTCGTACCACCTAGGGCAAAGTGTTTTGTTTCTCATCTGCACGTAATAGCCGCCGCTCTTGTAGTCCTGTTCCATGACAGCCTTGACATACTTAGGCTTCGTCGAGCAAAGGTGCACATAGCTCATTTCTGGGCGATTGAGTGCAAAGGATTCCAACCTCTCGGCTTCCGCCAAGCTTTCACACTCAAAAACCAGCTTATTTTTAAGACCCTTTGCAAGGCCCCAGCCGCTCATAAAGCGATCAGTCATGGTGACCCAGTATTTCGGTATAATCTCGCTCATAGTTCAGCCTAGACCCACTCTTTATATATAAATTCGCTGGTCAAAGCAGCTTGAAAACTACTTTTTTGCTCGTCGCTCATCTCTACTAAAGCCGGTGTGCAATCCATGCAACGTCTCAAAAAGCAGCAAAGCATTTGATTTGCCTCGGCTCGCTCAGCTGAATAAATCAACTTCTTAATTTCAGGGCATAGATCAAGAGCCTCTTGATCAAATCGTTGTTGTATTGACATCTTGTTTTCTCAGGTTTAGTTATTGTGTCTTATACATAATGACACACGTAACATTTTACGTAAACAAAAACTAACGGTTAAAAAACAGCGCACTATCTATTGCGCCTAAAATGCCTCCGTCATATAACGAGAGCGAGGGGCGTAAGAGACTATATAAAAAAATAGTCTGCTTTATCCAAGCGCCCCTCACTTCCCAAAGAGTCCAAATGCTCGGCAACGATAATTACTACGCAGACCTCCGCAAAGAAGAGCCTAAAAAGGAAGCTGATTTGCGCCGCGAAGCGGGTGTTAAAAAGGCTAAGCAAAAGCTCTCAAAGAATCCATACTCTTCAAAGATACTCCACGATTTCATCCGCAAAGTCTGGAATACATAGGCACACAATGGCTAAAGATAAACCCAGCTTTAAATCAGGCGTAAAGCCAAATGAAGGCAAGCTTATGCAAGCTGAGCACACTAAAGGCCCTATGGGCAAAGCCACAAAGCCCGCAGACTCTAAAAGGAAAAAGAAGTAATGCTACTAAAGCCCCTAAGAGACTTATTGCTTATCAGAGTAGAGAAAGAGGCGCCAGCCCCTCAAGGTGCTATCATCATGCCCGACTCTCACAAAAAAGCACCTGCTAACATAGCCACAGTAGTTGACTACGGCCCTCTAGTGACTACAGTCTACCAAGACGGCGACAGGATACTATTTGACCCTTACGCAGCTAGAGAGTACACAATAGACGGCGAAAGCTTTATGCTTGTGCCCCAAGACCACGTTTTAGGTATCCTATGTTAAAAGACATCAGAGAAGACTTCGCGCTTATAGGCGATATCGGCACTTGCGAAGATGATAAGTACTCTTGCTCAGGTACCATCTACCAGCTAGGAACAGGCTCCTACAAGCTACTAGACTTACACAAAGGCCAAGAGGTTCTATTCACCTCGCAGCATGCTATCAAAGTCACCCAAGAAGAAGCCGTGTTCTTCCTAGTGCGCAAAGACGCTATCCTTGCTGTATTGGAGCCTACAAATGGCTAGGAAGGGGCCAGGCGGAGCGCCTCGCACTGTAACTCCACCAGAGGAAGAGATGATTGCTTTGGGCAAAGAGATGATTGATTGGGTAAGCCGAAATAGGCCCCTACACATCAACCAATGGTATAGCGTACACAAAGGAATCTTGTGGGAAACCTACAAGGAATACTGTAGAAGAGCGGAATTCGCCCCATATAATGAGCGCGCGCTTGCTATTATTGGGGAAAATTACATCAACGGAACAGTAAACGCATCCATAGCGCATCGCTTCATGAGACACTACTTTAAAGACATAAAAGAAGACGAAAACGAGCTCATAACATACAAAGCAGAGCAGCAAGGCAAGCAAGATCGCAAGACTGCTACAGAGACTATCACGGCTCAAACTAAAGTCTCTCTACAGGGACAGTCAACACCCTTGATCAATGGATGATATCACGCTCGGCAGACTAGCCGCTAACCGTGACCTACGCTTACAGACTCTTTACAAGATCGTAGACAAGTCATCCAAGCTTGTTACTTTCAAG